AAAAAGATAATTCCACACGAGTTCATGTATGTCTTGTTTAGTCATTTGCTCTCCTTTTATTTTAAAAAGTTTTGGTCAGTGGGACTTATGAAAATTGATGACGAAAGTCAAGATGATGATCCTTGTAACTTAGGAAATCCTTTTGGTTCACTTTAGACAGTCCCACGTGCCTACAATGTTTACACATTGTCTAAGACCCCAAATCGGAGTCTTAGAAAATGTATATTAGAACGAAGGGTCCCAATACTCGGACCGATGTCCCAAGGTGATACGATTACCGTCTTTTCTAAAACGGTTCGTCTTAGGGTTAAATTCTCTAGGTTCGAGAATAAACCCTCTTTCACCCTCTGAGGTTTCGATGTCGATAACCTCAGCGTAATGTTTACGCCCCTCAGGGTTAGGCGTAAATTCATAGGTCTGACTTTCTGAAAAGCCATTACTATCGGTACGCTTAGCATAGTCCATTTGAACCACAATAAAGCGTCTACCGTTTTTTTTAGTGATAACGTCAACTAACGTACCACCATGGCGATCGGACCAATAATAGACCGTAGCACCATTACCAATGGTTAAAGCGTCAAGCTTAAACCATGAGCGAGAACGTGACCAATTAATCACGCTTCCAAAATGTGTACCTAATTTATTAGGTAACAACTTTTGGTTTTTGTCGATAATTCTAATTTCCATTTTGCTCTCCTTTGTTAAACGTTGGACACTGAAAGACATTGTTTGACTCAGTATTAAAAAGGATACTGCGATCCAAAGATCAAACCGTTTTCTTTCTAAGGGTGGTGTCCTCACACCGTTTTGAGTTACTCGTCAGTAGGCTCTTTCAACTCGTGAGCCTAGACACGGACCGTTTATCGTGGACCGTGTTTCGTGGTTAGTGTTTTACTTGTTTATCTTTTTCTAGTTCTTCTAGTCGTCTAGCAACCTCAAAAAGACAATCTTGAATTGTCTGGATGCTTTTAACTATTGCCAAAAGATATTTTTTTTCTGTTTCTTTCATTAGTCCTCCAATCTTTCTATTGACTCAATCTTTCCTTCTTTGTGTTGAGTCACTAAATGCTCAACGCCATTAACGTCTTTTTGTAGATATACTTTATGATCGTGTACGCTGACATAATCATAACCCTCTCTTAACAATCTAATGATTGCCCAAGTTTTTTTAGTTACAGGGTGTTTACTTGATAATACTCTCATTTTATTAGCCTCCGATTAATATTAAATAAGCAACCCAAATTGCTTTGAACACAAGTAGACCGATAATAAACCGATCTACTATAATTTCTGCTTTTGGTTTTCTATACATTAAAGCACCTGTCTCGCTTCGTTGTATAATTTTACAAATTCATCATGAGGAATTCTTGATTTTTTAGCGCCTCCGTCAATTTGTGTTAAGTGTTTGGCAGTCGTTACGGACCAAACGTTTTCGCTCACGAAAAGTTTCCCATATCTTTCGAATGCAACTGGAGTTGCATAAGAGTAATAAGTGTTGAAGCCCCATGCGAATTCTTTTCTTAGGCTCTTAGTCGTGTTTAAATATGATGTAGTCATTTTTTTGTCTCCTTTTGTTTGTTGTTACTGAATATATAAATATTCATGATTACAATAACGAGTAATCAAAAGTATTTATTTAAATATCTATTTTAAAACCTTTTTTTTCTAAATACTCACGACACCATTTTGGCAATTCATAAATGTCAGAGTAATCAACCACGACATCACCGTCCAACATTACATAAAATGAAAAACCGTCATATTGGTCTTCAAATGCAATTGTAGATGATGTAGTGAACACAGTATGGTTGTTTACATCTTGTAGGTTTAAATCGTCTATTTTATTCATTGTTTGCTCTCTTTCTGAATATTCATAAATATTCATGATTACTCAATAGCGAGTAATCAAAAGTATTTATGCTGATTGTTTAGCTTGTTTTTTAGAAATAAGATAAATTCTGTTGATAAGAATGTCTTTCCACTTACTGTGCAATTTATGTTGTAAGTCAAAAGCTTCGATTTCCCAAGGTCTTTGTTTATAAGGAATTCTTCTCTTTGGACCTAGTTCCTTACCTTCCCAACGTGTGTGAAGTTCGTTATCAGATTTCCACCAACGTTGTTGATATTGCTTTGTAGCAATTTGTTTAACGTGCACTAATTCGTGTGCCAAAGTTTTGAAAATATCAGCAGTATGATCGATTATGATCTTGTGATTTTTTTCAGGGCTAGAACCTTTTGCGTTGGCTAAGTGAACACCTTGGCAATTATCTCCCCAATTCTTTTTGACTGTGGTTTTTCTTACGTGAATTTTGATCTTCAAAGTGTTTTGAAGTCTTTTAGATACTAACTCACTAAGAAACAAGTTTGTTGCTTCTGTAAGGTCGTCAACTAATTCCTGATCTCTCTCATTTCTTGGTAGAGATATTTCTAGTTTTTTCATTGTTTGCTCTCTTTCTGAATAAATAAATATTCATGAATACTCAAAGCGAGTATTCAAAAGTATTTATACGTCTTCTTGCTCAGCCCAATCAACATTACTAACTGTAAATGCGTTCGAATATTTTGGGGTCGGTTGATTTTCATCATCGTCCAACTGATTGTAAATGCGTTCGAATATCTTATCGATACCGAGAAAATCATCTTTAAATCTTTTTTTGTCTTCTTGGCTAAGATTATAATAAAATGATGTTGTTTTTACGTTTAAGTCTAATAGTTCTTTTTTAGTCATTGTTTGCTCTCTTTCTGAATGCTTTATGCATTCATGATAAGGCTAACTTAGTAGCCCTATCAAAAATACATAATTTGAATTCTGTTTGACTGTTTCCTTATCGGTGTCACCGATTGAGCTCATTGCTCTGAAGACTTGCTCTCAGCGTCTCAAGATAAGGTTTGGAAGCTTAGCCTGATTGGTTCGAGTTATCTACGCACTGAGGGGCAAGTATGTAGCGCCCAACCTCAGCAACCCACCGAGTCCGAAGACCCAAGAAACTTAATTCTTTGAGTGTTTTAGCACCTTAGACCTGAAGACTAGAATATCGTGGGCATTAGACCTACCGTCAAAAGACGCGCTTGGCTTATTGTTTTCTAGTGCAGTTTCTAAAGTATGGTTTGTTGTCATCTAAGTAAGACCTTAAAGATATTTATGATAAAGTCAAACATTCTTAGATAAAAAAAGATAAATAATTAAGAAAAAAATGGTCACTTTTGTCGCATCTAAGTGAAGTTATCCACAGGGATTTTTTTGCGTTTTAAGAGCGTTTTAAAAAGGTCCGTGTATGTTTTTATTAGATAATTTATTATATGCTATATGGCTCTTAAAAGAGGTTTAAAGGGTGTTTTCTTTTTGGCGAATGTTGTTCGATATACCGAATGTAGTGCTAAAGTGAACAAAGTATGAACGTTTCAGGGTTTGAGGGTCGTGAGGCGTGGATCGTGGGAGCGCGGACAGTACTAGAGGTTTTTTGAAAAAATAAAAAAAAAATAAAAAAATATTTTAAAACAAGTGTGATAGTGTCCGCTTATGTGTTTTAGCTTTAATCAGGTGGGTTTTACCTATCACACTACTACTTTTTAGAAGTGTGCATAGTGTCCGCTTGTTTATTGAAAAATAAAGCTTTTTTATACCCTCTAGGTAATTAGACACTTTTTCCAAATTGATTATTTAAAAAGAAGTTGTCAGAAAATCTCTAGTACCATAATTGTAAATCGTTAAATTTTCTCTATTGTGTAACGGTGTATTTTTAAATGAGTGCAGAAAAAAACTTATATAAAATGGTGAAGGATAAACTACCTGAATTTAATCCAATTAGGATTGAAACAACTACAATAAACGGTTTTCCTGATTTGATATTGTTCAATAAAAAGAAACGTGTTTTGTTTATCGAATGTAAGGTCTGTGAGCGTTCTAGATTGTTACAGAGCCTGAGACCACATCAAAAAGCTTTTCATCATAAATACAAACAGATTATGAACGGACTGTTCATCTTGCAACGCTCCCTCAAAGAGAGAGCGTTTTTTCTGTATAGGTCCACGGATATCGACTTTCTTGCAGAAAATGGCGAGTTTCCACCACTTTGCACGGTCCAAGTGGGGCAACCATGGTCCACGATCAGCGAAATTTTGCATGAATACCACTAGATATAGATCATATAATACGCGAGACGCGAAAAACGTTGATAAATATAGCGTTTTGGTGGCTTATAATATAGATTATGCAACAATAGGGCCTAGGTACTTAGGGCCAACGGTCCGAGGTTCGNGGAGATCGAGCACCGACCCCCAAAAATTTGGCCCCGGTCCGCATGACGCTGGCCTTGTCCTGGCAACATACACACACTATAGGGGTGAAATATGCACATAGACTATAAAAACTTAGATGCTAACCAATTAAAGGCGATGGTATTGCTTAGAAAGCGTATTGAACAAGAACATGCACGTGGAAACTTCATGAGATTTGTCAAAGCAGTGTGGCCTGAGTTCGTTGAAGGCAATCATCACATCAAAATCGCGCAACAATTTCAAAAATTTCTGACAGGAAAGAACCAAAGGCTAATTGTCAACATGCCCCCACGTCATACAAAAAGTGAGTTCGCCTCATTTTTATTCCCGGCATGGATGATGGGGCAAAATCCGAGACTCAAGATCATTCAAGCGACTCACACTGGTGAATTAGCGATAAGATTTGGTCGTAAAGTAAGAAACTTGATGAATACCAAAGAATACAAAGGAATATTTCCTAATGTTAACCTTAGAACTGATAACCAAGCGGCGGGAAGATGGGAAACTAACCTAGGAGGCGAGTATTACGCGGCAGGTGTGGGTGGTGCCATCACAGGTCGTGGTGCTGACCTACTAATTATTGATGATCCACATAGTGAACAAGATGCTTTGTCTGAAAATGCGATGGATAACGCCTATGAGTGGTATACATCTGGTCCTCGACAGCGTATGCAACCAGGGGGAAGTATTGTAATCGTTATGACTCGATGGTCTGACAAGGATCTGACTGGTCAATTGATTAAAAAGATGGGTGATCTCAAAGCTGACAAATGGGACATCATAGAATTCCCGGCAATTTTAGATGACGATGACGAAGAAAAGCGTACACCTATTTGGCCTCAGTATTGGAAGCTTAATGAACTAGATAAAGTGAAAGCTTCTCTTGTTCCTACCAAGTGGAGCGCTCAGTGGCAACAAAATCCAACACACGATGGCACGAGTATCGTGAAACGCGAATGGTGGAACATTTGGGAGAAGGAAGACCCACCCCTTTGTTCTTATAAAATTCAAAGTTATGATACTGCATTTTCCAAAAAGGAGTCTGCTGACTATTCAGCTATTACAACTTGGGGTGTCTTTCATCCTGATGAAGGACCTGAAACACATTTGATCTTATTGAATGCAAGAAAAGGGCGTTGGGACTTTCCTGAGTTAAAACAAGTAGCAAAAGAAGAACTTCAACTCTATCAACCTGATAGTGTCATCATTGAAGCTAAGGCATCAGGGACACCCTTGATACAGGAGCTTCGGCGATTCGGAGTATACGCGACAGCTTTCTCTCCCAACAGAGGTCAAGACAAACACGTACGATTAAATTCTGTTTCTCCTATTTTTGAAGCTGGTCACGTTTGGCGACCTGACACAGAATGGGCTGAAGATGTTCAAGAAGAGATAGCCTCATTTCCTTATGGAGAGCATGATGATTTAGTTGACGCAACAACATTAGCCTTGTTAAGATATAGACAAGGTAGCTTTGTCTCTTTGCATGATGATGAAGATGACATGGAACCAAGGAGTAAACGTAAATATGAGTACTACTAAAAAATTAATTAATCCTGAAGACAGGAGATTGAAACAGAAACTAACACCGAAACAGATGATTTTTGTTTATGAATACGTACACAAAGTTTTACTCGGAGAATGTTCCGCTGCCGAAGCGGCGCGCAGAGCTGGCTATTCTCAGAATAGAGCTAGACAAACAGCCACTGATCTATTAAACCCTAATCATAATCCTTTCGTAGTGGAGGCCATTCATGAGATGAAACAAGATCTTCATCAAATGTATGGAGTATCGACAGCGTCTCATTTGGCCTCTTTAAAACAGATCAGAGAAGAAGCGCGAGAACATAAACACTATTCGGCGGCCGTGGCTGCTGAAGTCAACAGAGGTAAGGTTGCTGGTTTTTACGATAACAAAGTTCAAACGGACACGCCTTTAGAAAATATGAATAAGGATGAACTTATTAAAGTCTTAGAGAATTACGACAAGAATGGTATAACTCATGATACCAAATTAATTATTGACGATGATAAAGAAGCCATGACTCGAGGCCCATTGATCGTGGAAGGAGATTAATGATACAACAGTTACTAATGAGAGCAAGTCCCACGGTCCTCGGATCGTTGCTCGTGGGTGCTGTGGGATCGCAACAAGCCAGTCAGATTCAAAAAGAATTAGCTCTCGGTAATATATCTTTAGATGATGTATACAATCTTATCACAAATTTAGCGGCGTCACCTTCGGTGACAGCATTAAAAGATTTAGAGAAGTCTAATCAAGTTCCACCGAAAAAGGATGACGACAAAACTCCGACTCCTCCTGAACCTGATCCATTAGACTTGCTGAACCTTATAAATATTGATAGAAAGGAAGAAGATGAAACAAAGCCTATTACAACTAGCCAAAGCGAAGAGACAAAAGAAACAGTCTCGTCCAACCTCGAATCGCAAACCACGGACCGTGGATCAGACATACAACAGCCTGACCAAAGAAGAGAAACAACGATTAGTGGCAACCTACCTTTAGTAAAAGCTTCTCAAGAACAAGGTGTTACTTTTTTTTCAGATATTTTAGGTGGGGAATTATATGTTCCTAAAGAAAATTATAAACAGTTGTTGGATACTTCTGATGCTTTAGAGGCAACAGAAATATTTGATGAAAAGAGAATAGGTAATTTTGAAAATCACATTTACACGAGCATACCAGTTTTTAAGGAGGCTCAAATAGCAACTGCTGAGGCAATATCTAAGACTCTTCCTAAAGGAGGAACTATTATTGATATTGGAGGAACCGAAGGTGGTTTTGTTAATACAATAGCAGAGCTTAATCCTAGTATTGAAGGTATCGTTTTAGATCCTAATCCCAAGGCTGAAGAATCTTTTTTACAACAAAAATTACCCAACACAGAATTTATTCTTGAAGCGTTTACAACTAATCCTGAAGAGTTCGGTAAATACGCTTTTACAGAAAAAGGANTTGATGTAGATTATTTTGATCCTAAAGATATTCCAGATAANTCTGTTGATGCTTTTTCGGAGAAAATGGTATTTCAATTTATTGATAACGAGAGAGNTTCTAAAATTAAATTGATTGCTGACAAACTAACAGATACTGGCTTTGCTGTCTTTGAAGAAAAATTTTTTACATCGAAACAAGATCCTGTGTGGAATGCCAATGAGGCAAAGAAGAATGAATTTAAGTCTCAGTATTATGATCCTGAACAAATGACTGAAAAAGAAGAGATTGTTTTAACAGGTATGAATGAGAGACAGGTGACTTCTGAATCTTTTGAAAAGATACTAATGAATAACTTTAATAATGTAGTTCAGTATTGGGATTCAGGAAACTTTGGAGGATATGTTGTATCTGACAGCGCAGATACAATTACAAAATTTTTAGATAATATGGTGGATCTTAACAGTGACTTTTCTAATGTGGAAACTCCTAGATTTGTGACACCTAAAATAAGCAAAAAGAAAAAAGGAGGACCTATATCGATACCAAAAATAGACATGTTGTAAATGGTCGATTAGGTGATATAAATTAAATTATGGCAGATAATATTGATAAAGGACTCTATCAAACAGGAGCTCCTGAACTAGAGATTATTAAATCAGATACAGAAGTACAGATTGATGGACAATCAATACCCACTCCTGAGGGAATGGAAATTGAAATAGACGAAGATGGAGGAGCAACTCTTGACTTCGATCCAATGTCCGAGATTCCTGAAGAAGTAGAATTTTATTCGAACTTAGCTGAAGTGATGGACGACAGAGATTTAGATCAGTTGTCCGATGAATTGTTGAGTGAATTAGAAAACGATCGCTCAGCTAGAAAAGATTGGGAAGAATCTTACATTAAAGGATTAGATCTATTAGGATTAAAATACGAAGAGAGAACCAAACCCTTTGCAGGAGCAAGTGGTGTGACTCATCCTTTATTGGCTGAAAGTGCTACACAGTTCCAAGCATCAGCATTCAAAGAGTTATTACCAGCGAATGGTCCTGTTCGAACAGCAGTTATGGGAGAAGAGACTCCTGAAAAATATTCTCAGTCACAACGTGTTCAAGAGTTTATGAATTTTCAGTTAATGAATAAAATGGAAGACTATACTCCTGAGTATGATCAGATGTTATTTTATTTACCTCTTGCAGGTTCGACATTTAAAAAAGTTTATTACGATGAGTTAATGGATAGAGCTGTTTCAAAGTTTGTTCCAGCAGAAGATTTGGTTGTAAATTATATGGCTAGTGATTTAGATTCTTGTGAAAGAATTACTCAAATCATTAACATGAGTTACAATGATTTTAGAAAAAAACAAGTTTCAGGGTTTTATAAAGATATTGAAATAATGCCTTCAGACTCAGATCCTTCTAAAGTGCAAAAAAAATATGATGAGATGGAAGGTCTTCGTCCTTCTTATATCGATAAATCTATTCGACTATATGAGTTTCACGTGTCTTTAGATCTAGAAGGTTTTGAAGACAAAGGCATGGATGATGAGCCTACAGGAATTAAAATACCATACATTGTAACTATTGAAGACAACTCAGGTAAAGTAGTAGGTATTAGAAGAAACTATGAAAAGGGTGATGATAAAAAATTAAAGAAAAGATATTTTGTGCATTACAAGTTTTTACCAGGGCTTGGTTTCTATGGCTTTGGTTTAATTCATTTAATTGGTTCTTTATCAAGAACAGCTACAAAAATTTTAAGACAATTAATAGACGCAGGTACTTTGGCAAATTTACCAGCAGGATTCAAGTCACGTGGACTTCGAATGAGAGACGATGATCAACCTATACAGCCAGGAGAATTTAGAGACATTGATGCACCTAATGGTGATTTAAGAAATGCTCTCTTACCCCTACCTTACAAAGAACCCTCTCAAACTCTATACAGTCTTTTAGGATTTGTTGTTCAATCTGGGCAAAGATTTGCTGCCATTACTGACATGCAAGTTGGTGATGCAAATCAAAACGCTCCAGTTGGTACAACAATGGCATTATTAGAGAGGGGCTCAAAAGTAATGTCAGGTATTCACAAAAGATGTCATTACTCTCAAAAAAGAGAATTCAAATTATTGTTTGATGTCTTTGCAGATTATTTACCTGAAACATATCCTTATTCTGTAGAAGGTGCAGATCGAACTGTAAAAGCTGAAGACTTCAGTGATCGTGTTGATGTATTGCCAGTCTCTGATCCAAACATATTTTCTACAACTCAAAGAGTAACTCTAGCTCAAACAGAATTACAACTAGCACAAAGTGCACCTGATATCCATAATATCAAAGAAGCTTATAGAAGAATGTACGAAGCTTTAGGTGTCAAAGATATTGATCAAATTTTAAGAAAAGATAGTCCTAATGAGCCTAAAGATCCAGCCACGGAGCACGCTGATTTACTCGATGGTAATTTACTGAAAGCCTATGAGGGACAAGATCATGATGCTCATATTCAAAATCATTTAATTTTTGGAACAAACCAAATGGTTCTTGGTAATCCTCCAATGGCAATGAAATTACAGAAACACGTCTTAGAACATATTTCTTTAAAAGCAAAAGAACAGACAGCATTCCTAGTACAACAACAACAAGTTTCTGAAGATCAAACAGACAATGTTATTGCTAAATTAGAAGCACAATTTATGGCAGAAATAAAACAAATGTCAGCTCAGTTAAGTGGTCAAGGTAAGCCTGATCCTGTCATACAGTTAAAGCAACAAGAACTACAACAAGACGCACAAAAAGATCAAATAGATGCGCAAGTAGATCAAGCAAAGCTACAATTAGATGCAGAAAAACTTAAACAGAAGACAGCGACTGATCAAGCAAGAATACAAAAAGATTATGATATTGCAGATAAACGTGCTGAAGTTCAGTACGACAAGATGACAACGCAAACATTAAATCAGGAAAGAAGAGATGCCACTAACAAACAAAGGTAAAAAAATTATAAAATCTATGAAGAAAGAATATGGAAAGAAAAAAGGAGAACAAGTGTTTTACGCTTCTAAAAACAAAGGTACAATAAAGAAAGTAGAAAAGAAAAGTGGAAAGTAAATTAAAAGCAAAGTATGTTATGGATGTTATGGATGAAACAACAAAACTAAGAGTTCAAAAAATTATTGATAGCACAAGAGATTTTGTTCAAGAACAAGCTGAACAAGGTATTGATCTAATAGAGTTAGCGCAAGTTATGCTTTCAATGAGTCGAGAGGCTATGGTTGATGTTTATGGAGAAGTTGTTGCAGATAGTTATATTTCACAGCAAATTAGTTATTTGAAAAATCCTGAAAATAGTCTAACATTACACTAATGACTAAACGATTAACAAAAACAACTCCTCCTAAAAAAGGACCTAAGTCACAAGGTATGGATATTCCTTATGGAAAAATAGTACCAGTTGGCTCTGTCCCTGAGGATAAGAAAAGTAAACGTGGCTATGGAATAGCATCAAAAGGACTTAAATTCGAAGGAGTATTCTAATGCAAAAATGGATTAAGGACCTTTGGGAACAACACCCAAAGAAAAAATGGCTCATAATCGGTGTAGTAATCGGTTGGGTAATCGCTCAATATATCTAATCAATGTTATCTAAATTATTAGGCGGATCTTTAGTAGACACTGTCGGTAAAGTTATTGACAGTGTCCACACTTCAGAAGAAGAAAAAGGTC